TTTCCACATTCCACCCAATTGCATCAAGAATAGATTTCAGTGGTTCAAGAAAACTCTTTTCAAATTGTAATTCATAGTCGATATATTTGTCAAGACCAAGTTCCATAGGAAAGTCTTGAATAAAAGAGATAATATTTTCTTGAATGATATTTGGTTTTTTGAGGTAGATGAATTTAACCTTCTCACCATTACCAATAAGTGAATATTTATTTGTAAGATTCTTCTCTTTAATATAATGATTGAAGAGAAGTGCTCCACGAATATGAATTGGAGTTCCTTTCATATAAATGTCGGAATGAGAACGATACTTACGGACATCTGATGCTGTGCGAGGAAAGGCAATCTGCTCTGGGGGAAGTTTTCTAAAGTCGGAACGGCACTTATCAATAAACTCAATCACCTGTTCTTCGGTTCCACTCATCATCAATTTTAACCCATCCTTAATCATCTGACGACAAGGTGCTGGAGTAGAAGATTTGACTGCCTCAATACCCATCATCTTGAGTTTAGGTTCTTCATAACGAACACCTTCACTATCCCAGACATTCAAGATATAACGTTTCTTAGCAGTCCAGATTCCACGTTCGGCAATATTTTCCCGTTTCATCTGCATCTTCTGGTCATAGGCATTCACATAGTCCGCCAGTTCTTGGTAGCAACTTTCAATATATTTTTCAAGTTCCACCTGAGCGACCTTATCAAGGAACGAGACAATGCCTTCAGTAGTTTTTTCTCTTCCTTTGTATACAGTCTCCACCAAAGGACCCATATTAAGGTAGATAGAATCAGTATCTGAAGCAATAACATAGTCAACATCATTTGTCTTAAGAATTTTGTTTAGGTACTTGTTAATTTTTTCTTCAATCCAACGAATTGAAACTTGCCCAGAAAGAGTGATTGCCTCCGCATTTGCTAGTTTAAAATAACGGAAGTACTGATTACCAATAGCACCATAGGCACTATTAAGTTGAATCTTCCTTGCCATTTGGATGTTGTTACATCTTGCAATCTCCTTTTCCAGTTCTTTGGTTTTCTTTTTCTCATATTGCTGTTTGGCAGTAATCATTTTCTTCTTATAGATGGTGCGATCTTTATAGATTTTCTCCATCAGTTCTGGAAGAAATCCCCGAACATCCTTACGGTACATTGCACCGTTTGCACAAACAGCATACTCTTTATAAGGTTCAAAATCAATCCCTTGATTCAGAATCTTATCCACAGTTACAGAAGGATGCCGTTGTTCTACCAAAGTTTCTGGTGAAATATTGTATTGCATAATCAGGTGAGGATATAGAGAATTAAGGTCAAAGTTCACAACCCAATCATACACACCAGGAATCGGTTCCTTCACATATGCCCCAGCATACTTAGAATCTTTGTCAGTTTTTTCTTTTGGGGGAATTACAATATTTCTTTTTTTCAAATAATTGAAGATAATCGTATCCCACATACGAACCTGGTAGAAAACATCAGCATAATTTACTTTGGCATCATATGCCATCGTAAGTGCAAGTTCAATGAGTTTCATCTTGTCTTCCATACGGTCAACAAGTTCAACGTCAATGATGTTGTATTCTACAAACTTCTGCCAACCTTTCGTATAGAAGTCTTTGAACGTATCAAATTCGGAGTGATCTAGTTTTTTCTGCCCAAGTTCAACTTCAGCAATATAATCCAGACGATAAGATTCCTGTGCCTTATAAGTAAACTTCTTATAAAGATTCAGATAATCAAGTTGACTCACTCCACCAATATCATAAGAGATATGTTTGCGTCCAGAAATAAATGTCTCCCGTTCAGTAACTAAACCCCAGGGAGATAGACGTTTCATGAGTTTTTCACCAAGAACACGGTCTATACGACGAACCAAGTATGGAATGTCGTACAGTTCACTATTCCAACCAGTAATGACTTCTGGAGTATTCTCCTCAATCATCCACCAACTAATGAAGTCGTTCAACAAATCATACTCGTTTGTGAAGGAACGATAATTTACATTCTTCTGTTGATTATTAAACTTACCAAGACCCCAAGTACGAATCTGTTTCGTATTATAATCTTGAATTGAAATGAGTAGAACTTCCTCTGCAGCACTTTCTACATCAGGGAATCCATTCTCAGATGCAACCTCAATATCCAAAGTGGCAACTTTTACTTTGCTAATGTCAAACCTTAGTTCTTCCTCTGGATACATTTTTGAAATATACTGATAGATATACCCAGTATTTCCATAAACTTTAAAATTTTGTACTCCTTCATATTTTTTAATAAATTCACGACATTCACGAACTGATCCAGGTTGAATTGCTTCTACATATTCACCAGTTAAAGTTTGATATTTAGTTTTTTTATTAGAAGGAACAAAAAGAGTTGGATTAAACTTCTCCCGAGTCATAAAGTGTTTTCCATCTTCATAACCACGAACTAAGAAGTGGTCACCTACCATTTGAACGTTGGTGTAAAATCTCATTATGTATTAAATCGTTTCGAACTTCAGTTTCAAATTTGCGAGTAATTATTGTAGCATCTTTTCCAACAAATTCCTCATATGCACTTATAAACATACTGAAGTAGTGCCAGTGATTTTTGGGAACATATTGGGGAGAAAGGCAGACAAAGATATGGTCAAAATTATAATCAATAAATTTATAATTTTCTTTTTCCACATTTAAGTAATTTGAAATAATTTTAGAATTAAAAACATTTCTAATTTTATTTCCACTATTTGAATTTCCAATCCAAGTAAATGATTTTAGTTTATTGCGGCTTGCCAACCAAGCTCCCCAGTTTCCTTCATGAACTCTATTATCATTGTTAATCTCAAAATATTCTTTTGAATATGCATATTCATCCGGGAATCTTTGTGAATAGTCTCCACCAAAAACATCATCGTGATGATCTATGTTTATTAGTTCAATATCTGAAAAATCTTTTATAGAGAATAAAATGGAATCATGCTCATAACCAAAACTTACATTTTGGCAATTTTTTAATGATTTTAAAAAAACATTAAAACAAAACATTAGATTTGATTGATCTATATAAAAATGATTTTCTTTAAAATCACTATTTGCGAATAACTCTCTCCATCTAACAGTTGGGTTGTCATCATAAAACAAACCATTATAAATTTCAATTGTTGGACTCATGATATAGTCCAAATCTATACTCAATACTTTCATAAATCAATTTTATCAAAATAACTTGTAAGAACTTTTTTATTGGGATCTGTAAAAGTTAAAACATCTTCAGATCTAAGCATAATTTCAGATTGATCAGTAAATTCTAACCAATTAGTCAATTCAAATGATGATTGATTTAACAAATATGGTTTAATAAGTTTACAATCTGGTTCTCCAAGTTCTCCAAGAACTTCTACTACCTCAGATACTATAACTTGATTAGTCTTCAGTAAAAGGCACTGTATATTCTTCTGCATTTAATTTACCCTCATACATTTCTTGAATTGATTTAATTGGTTCGACAATAGTAACTATCCAATCTGGACGAACAGGAATTTGAGTATCTGATGTAAGAACAATCCATGGAGACAAAGAAACTTGCAATTCTCCAGTTGGATTCTTGTTAGATTCTTCAATCAAAAAAATTGGTCTATTGTATTCTACTTTATGTGGATTATTAAACAAATAACCACAAACTTTTTCATCAGAGATTAATTCCTTTATATCAGAAATTACTGTTTCTCCAGATTTGAGTAATGCAATTTTGATTGACATTTTTAGTTTTCCTCTCAAGTCATTATAGCAAAAAAATAGGGGAGTGTCAACTGGATTTTGCCAGTTACTCCCCCCTGCGGCAACAATAGTTGTGAGTAGCCCACTACTATTTATTTAAGTTCATATACTTTCTTTTTCTGATGCTCTGGAATCACTCTTTTAATTTTAATAGTCAAAAGACCATCTTGAAATGAAACATCTTCAACTTCTACATCATCAGAGAGGGTCCAGGTACGGATAAATGCCCTCTTTGCCAATCCTTGATGGAGATATTCATCATCAGCGTCTCCTGCTTTTTTCACTTCTACAAAGAGTTTATTCCATTCTGTAGTGACTTCAATATCTTCTTTTTTATATCCAGCAAGTGCGATTTCTAATCTAAAATCAACACTACTTTCTTTTATTAGATTGTATGGTGGGTAGTTGGTATGCGATTCATACGCAGTATCAAATCTTTTAAACCATTCATCCAATCCAATACTATTTCTTTGAATCTCCATCAGATACTTTGCAGTTTCTGGTACTGAGAGTGTAAGCGAACTTGCTCCTGTTCCAAACATAATAGACCTCCTTAAAGCGTCTGTAAGTTAATAATGTTCCCGAAGGCAACATTACTATTATATATTCGCAACATAAAAAATGGGGAGTGTTGTTCTCCCCACTTTCTTATTCGGTTTCCTCTTCTGTGCGTTTCTTTTTGACACCAATATTATATTTGGTTTCCAAAATCCAATCCCCCTTATCCTTATAAGAAAGAACTTTGATTTGATTCAGTGGTGCAATATCTTGGATCTTAGAAACATCAACGACTTCTACCAGTCCCCAATCTGCAATCAATTGGGCAATACGATTACGACGTTGAACATCGTTTACCGTAAGATTTGCATGTTTACCATCAAGTGCAAACAATTCTTTAAAATGTACGAGATAGTATCTACCTTGCTTATGAAGAATATGGCAAGATTGATAGATTTTCTTTTCCTTGCGTGAAGCAACTCCGATACGTGTCAAAGTCTCACGAACCTTAAGAAAGTCATCAGGTTCATTTAGGATTACCTCAACCATTTGGTCAGGTGTCCAATTCACAATAGGTTCTTGAACGACGCTCATTTTGTTCCTCCAGTTTCAAATTTCGATTTAATAAATGTTAGTTGTTCTTGGATAAGAATCCTCAAAGCCTGTTTTGCTTTCTCATTACTATATCCATAGTAACGTTTCACATAATCAAGATCTTTGATCGTATCTTTACGGAGCCAAGGAGAAAATCTCTTTTTAACTCTCAGACTATTTATAAAAAAGTCATACTGCATCTTCTTTGGGAGGAAATGATATTTGTTCATCTCATTTGCATACATCAGACAATCAATGTGCCCAGAGAAGCAACGATTGATAATATATGGTGCATAATCCTTCTCCAATGAAGGATCTTCATCAATCAAATTATTCTTTGTTTGATTGATCGAGTTTAACCAATCCTTCAATTCAGGCATAAAGAAGTTCCTCTAATTGATTGGATTTTTCTGTTGGATAGTTTGTAACTAATAGTTCTGTCTTAACATTTTCATCCGTTCCCTTCTCACCCCTGTGTGCCATAGAATACCTGAGTTTCCATTCACGAAGATGATAGTCTTTATACAACTCACACAACCTATCATTAAGATTATAAGTAATCATAAACTCGTGAGGGCACTTATAAACATCCTCTGCAAACCTTTCGTGATCAAAAGACTTGTGCATTTCCCGGTTCTTTCCATAAAGAAAATCTTTAATGTCATACGGGGGGTCAAGAAAAACAAATACATCTTCCCCAGGAGCATTCATTACTTCTGAGTAATCAATATTGGTAATCTTCCAGTTCTTCATCAACTTAGAATACTCTTTGAGTTTCTCAATGCCAACAAATGAAAAGTTAGAACCAGATGCAGTTACTGAAAATGTACTATTCTCCGTAAGACCAGAAAAACTACACTTATTCAGAATAAAGAAACTTACAGCACGATCAATACCATCTTGCTGATTGATAAGTTCCTTTGTATCAAT